TAGCTGGATGCTGGGACTCCGATGTGTGCGGCACTATCGGTGGAGCCCCTGAAGGTGCCCGCAGTTTTGGATGGGCGCCAGCGGACTTCAACGGCATCTCTGGTCATTCCCGCGGAATGCGAGGAGTAATCAAAGAGCCTGTCAACGCTGGCAAGCCCAGCCCCCTTGTCCGTGAACAGAACGTCCATGGGGAGGGCATTGATTTGGCACACCTGTCCAGAGAGGTCAAGGAGCTTACCCGTTGGGGTGAGCTTCATGCAGGCAGACAGACATCGGATGTCTGCCACCATTGTCTCTGTGTTAAGTGCTGCTGCGGGATCTGTGAGGAAAACTGACCCATTCTGGCCGGTTCCTGCCAGAAAGGTTGCGTTCACCCCCATGCCGTAGGGAGTGGTGAGTGAGTTGAGGGCGCCAGTAGCTGAGCTGGAAGAAATGTACCCGAACAGATTCGCTTCCTCAGGGACTTCCCCTGTGGCAGGCGAATAGTCCGGACACCACAACAGGTAGCCGCAGGTGCCAGTGGCACCGGCAGCTCCCGTTATGGAGATTGAACTGTGAACCCGCGAAATAGGACCTTCGATTTGCCCATACTGGCCTGCCACAAGAGTAGACCCACAGGGGTCCGCTATCATGGTGGCGATTGATGTGGCAAACGAGGGTCTCCCGTTTCGCTTGTTCTTCTTCTTCTTCTTCTTCTTCCTGGGCTGGGTCCTAAGGACCACAACCCTTGCTTTCTTTTTCTTTTGGGCCATTACCCTCTTAGACGAATCTTGCCGGGGCTTTAAGCATCAGCTCGATGTTCAAGGCCAACGGATGGTTACGCACCTCACAGCTCAGTTGGTAGTTTCTTTCGTCACAAGCCTTAGCAGAAAGATAGCGAAACAGCGTTTTGCTTACGTTTTCTGGATAGGCCAATCTGTCCGCAGGGAATTCCTGGGAGCAGAAGGAGAACTTGTCTTTGTTGATAGTGTAAAATTTCAGAGGGTGCCCCAGTGCGCGGTATTTTTCAACCGCTCCTTCGACTCTTTCCTCTAAACAATCATCTCCCATGGCAATGGCCCACTGAGATCCGGCCAAATAGGCCAGAAGAACTCGGATACGGGAATTGCTGGAGGAGGTGTTGAAGAGGCCCGACAACTGGATGGTGAAGGGCAGAGTGAAGAGCTTGCCG